GAGCCAATCGCAATCAAAGTCGAATGGCAAAAAGACTAAGATATTACAAATACCTTATAAGCCACGACCATACCAACTAGAAGTACACAACAATAAAAAAAGATTTAATGTTTTGGTATGTCATAGACGATTTGGTAAAAGTGTACTTTCAATAAACGAATTAATAAAAACAGCAGCTGCTAAACCTAGATCGCTATGTGCATTTATAGCTCCCACGTACAGACAAGGTAAATCAATTGCTTGGGAATATTTAAAATTTTATACAAAACCACTTATGTATTTAGGTGGTAACAGAAATGAGACTGAGTTAAGAATAGATCTCTTTAACGGATCGAGAATTCAAATATTTGGTGCAGATAATCCTGATTCAATCCGAGGTATGGGATTTGATGGCGTTGTAATGGATGAATATGCAATTATGTCTCCAAGAGTATGGACTGAAATTATACGTCCAGCAGTGTCCGATAAATTAGGATGGGTTTTATTTATCGGTACACCCATGGGTCATAATCAATTCTGGGAAGTATACGATTACGCCCAACGTGGTCATAAAGACTGGATGGGTAAAATCTATAGAGCTTCAAAAACCAAAGTGATTCCAGTTGAGGAGCTGGCACAGGCACGTGCCATTATGACTGAAGAACAATACGAGCAGGAGTTCGAATGTTCTTTTACTGCAGCAGTCTCTGGTAGTTATTATGGAAGAATAATAACTAAAGCAGATAATGATGGAAAAATCTGCTCAGTGCCTGTGGATGAAAATGTAGGTGTGGAAACATGGTGGGATTTGGGGATCGGAGACTCGACTGCTATATGGTTCGTTCAAAGAGTTGGAAATGAATTACACATTGTAGATTATTACGAAACTTCAGGAGAGTCCTTAGCACACTATGCTGACAAACTTGAAGATAAAGGCTACGCATATAGTCGTCATGTTGCACCTCATGATATAATGGCAAGAGAATTAGGAACAGGAAAGTCTAGACTTGAAGTAGCAAACGAACTCGGTATAGATTTTGAAGTAGCTCCTAAATTAGAAGTTGATCATGGAATAGAATCTGTGAGAAACTATTTACCATATTGTTATTTTGATAGAGAAAAATGTAAAACAGGATTAGATGCATTAAGACAATATCGAAAACAATGGGATGATAAGAACCAAGTGTTTAAGAATAAACCCTTACACGATTGGTGCTCACACGCAGCAGATGCCTTTAGGTATGGTTGCGTACATGATCCAATTGATACAACAGAATGGAATAAACCAATTAGAGTAGACACAAGGTATATAGTATGAAAAAAATATTTTTATTATTTATATTAGTTACATTGACTTCCTGTGTATCAATAGGAGAAAAATGTACTTACACACAAGAAGGAACTAAAATTAAATCATGGATCTGGTTTACAAAAGAAGTACCAGCAGATCTAGATAAAATGAATTGTAATTAATAATGAAATCAAAACAAGAAATATTATCAGTTTTAAACAGAGAAATTAGTAACGCATCAGGTTTTATTGGTGGCGAATTAGTAGCAAGACGTAAAAAATCATTAGAATATTATTTAGGAATGCCTCTTGGTAATGAACAAGAAGGACGTTCACAAGTTATATCTAATGATGTTCTTGATACTGTAGAAAGTTTAATGCCATCTTTAATGAGAATATTCACAGCAGGAGATAATGTATTTAATTGTGAAGGTACTGGACCTGAAGATGATGAAATGGCTAGACAATGTTCTGACTATTTGAATTATATTTTTTATAAAGAGAACAAAGGATTTGTAGTCCTATACTCTGCATTCAAAGATGCATTAATACAGAAAAATGGAATTTTAAAAGTTTATTGGGATGATGCAAACAAAACTGAAAGAGAAGAATATACAAGATTAACAGAAGATGAGTTTGCAGATTTAATATCTGATCCAGAAGTTAAAGTTAAAAATCATACAGAATTCGAAGAACCTATCTTAGATGAAGATGGAAAAGAATTAGATAAAGTAAATTACCATGATTGTGTAATTGAAAGAACAAAATTATATGGACAAGTTCGAATTGAACCAGTTCCTCCTGAAGAATTTTTAATTGAAAGACGAGTTAAAGATATAGATTCAGCTAACTTTGTAGCTCATAGAACTAATAAAACTAGATCAGAATTAGTTGAAATGGGTTATGATAAAGATTTAGTGATGGGATTACCAACAGGTGATTCTGATTATACAAGAGAAGATAAGTTTGTTAGACATCAAAATGTAGATTTTTCACATGGAGTTCAAGACGGAGATAAAAGTAGTGCAGATATATTAGTCCATGAATGTTATCTTAGAATGGATGTTAATGAAGATGGTAAAACAGAATTAGTTAAATTTCTTTTAGCAGGTGATGGTAATCATACAATATTAGATATGGAAGAAGTAGATACTATTCCATTTGTATCTATGACTCCAGTTATCATGCCACACAGATTTCATGGAAGATCTGTATCAGAATTAGTAGAGGACATACAGTTAATTAAATCTACAGTAATGAGACAAATGTTAGACAATATGTATCTAACAAATAATAATCGTGTAGCAATACAAGATGGTCAAGTTGCTATGGATGATTTATTAACTAATCGTCCTGGAGGAATTGTTAGAACTAAACAACCACCTCAAAATGTTATGATGCCTATACAGGCACAACCAATAACAGATCAAGCTACAACAATGTTGGGTTATCTCGATTCTGTTAAAGAATCAAGAACAGGAATTACGAGACAATCACAAGGGCTAGATGCTAACACTTTAAATAAAACAGCAACTGGGCAAAACCAAATCTTAACACAATCGCAAATGAGAATGGAGTTAATTGCCAGAATTTTTGCTGAAACAGGCGTTAAGGATCTAGCCTTAAAAATGTTTGAGTTGGTATGCAAGTATCAACAAAAAGAAAAGATCGTAAGAATCAGAGGTAAGTATATACCTATGAGACCTTACGAATGGAAAGACAGAGTTAATGTTACAGTCCAAGTTGGATTAGGAACTGGATCTAAAGAGCAACAATTAATTCTCTTAAATGCTATATTAGAAAGACAAATGCAGGCAATAAACTTACAACAAAATGCATTTGGTCCTATGGTAAACCTTAGAAATATATATAATACATTAAAGAAATTGATTGAAAATGCAGGTCTAAATGGTGTAGAACCATACTTTATGGATCCAGATGTTGGTGCAGCTCAAATGCCTCAGCTTCCTCCTAAACCACCTACTGAGTTTGAGAAAGTTACACTTGCTCAAGTTCAAGGTGAAAACCAAAGAGCTACTTTAAAAGCTGAAGTAGAAATAAAACGTATTGAAGGTCAAATGAGACAGAACCTTTTAGACTTTGAATTAAAGATAAAAGAAATTGAACTTAAATATGGATCCAAAATAGATGAGTTAGAATTGAAACGTAGATCTATGTTAGAACAAGAAGATCTTAAAAAATCTGGAGATCTAATGAAAGAAATAGTAAAAGGTCAACAACAATTCTTTAACGAAGATAATACAAATGGACAAGGACAAACAAATACGCCAGGGCAAACGAGCAGAACAGCTCCTAAATGATCCCCTGCTAAAAACAGCATTTGAAGATCTCTTGGAATTATATAAACAAGAGATTTTTAATACAAGTTTCACAGAGAATGATAAACGTACATACCTTTGGGTAGCCTACAATCTAGTAGACAAAATCAAAGGTCATTTACAAAGTATCATGATTAGTGGAAAACTAACTCAAGACGAGTTAGATCAATTAAATAAAAGAAGTTAAGCTAACGCAACTTCAATTACGTCAACCAATAAGAAAGGAACGTTATGGCAGAAGCCAACAACATACAAGGTGCAGCTGAAAAAATTTCAGGACTATTGAATCCAAAAGATCAACAAAAAACTGAAACTAAAACAGAAGAACCATCAGAGTCTAAAGAACCTGAGAAACAGGAAACTAAAGAGAGTCAACCAGCGTCTGAAGGAACTCCTATAGAGACTACTGAAAATACTGAGGTAAAAGAACAAACACAAACAGAATTAGAGGAACCAGAACTCCACCGATTAAAAGTACAAGGTCAAGAGCTAGAGGTTACCCTCGATGAGCTGAAAGCAGGTTATTCTAGAGACTCAGATTATAGACAAAAAACTCATACTTTAGGGTTAGAAAAGAGAGATCTTGAAACTCAAAAGCAGAGTTTGCGTCAATCTTATGATACTCGACTATCAGAGTTAAATGACTTAATAGCTACTGCTGATGGATTTGTCAGACAACAGCAAGGTAGTAAAGATCTTCAAAAACTTTGGGAAGAAGATCCTACATCTGCAGCCAAACTGGATTACCAGTTAAGAGAACAAAATAGGCAGATAGAAGGAATGAAAGAAAAAGCTCGTACAGAGTATTCCAAACAATACGAAGATTACCTTGCGACACAAAGAGAGTTAGCAGCAACAAAAATACCAGAGTATAGCGATCCCAATAAAGCTGATACATTCAAATATAATTTACGTACTTCTTTACGTAACTATGGTTTTAATGATCAGGAAATTGGGAATCTTGCCGACCATAGATTTCTTATGGTAGCAAAAGATGCTATGAGCTATCAATCTTTGAAAGATAAAAGACCTATCGTTCAAAAGAAAGTAGCTAATGCACCAAGAGTTATAAAATCAGGTATTGCTAAGTCAAATACGAGTTCTGGTAGAGAGCAAATAAGACAAAAGATTGGCAAGTTAGCGAAAACTGGGCATATTAAAGATGCACAAAATGCTATACTTGACATGATTAATCTTAAATCTCAAACAAGGAAATAAACAATGGCACAACCAACAAATACGTTTGATACGTATGATTCGATAGGTGAAAGAGAAGATCTTTCTGATGTTATTTATAACATCTCACCTACAGATACGCCATTCCTAAGTTCAGCTGCAAAGACTAAGTCTACTGCAGTTTTACACGAATGGCAAACAGACTCTTTGGCATCAGCAGTTACTAATAATGCTGTCATCGAAGGGGATGAAGCAACTTTGGATGCTGTTACTGCAACAACTAGATTATCTAACTCTTGTCAAATTATGGACAAAACAGTTGTAATCACAGGTACGCAGGAAGCAGTTGACAAAGCTGGTAGAGCATCTGAGATCGCTTACCAAATTGCTAAAAAAGCTAAAGAGCTAAAAAGAGACATGGAAAGTACTCTTACTTCTAACAATCTTGAAGTAACAGGTTCAGCATCAGCTGCAAGACAGCTTGGTGCACTTGGATCTTGGGTAGTAACTAATGATGATTTAGCTTCAGATGGTGCTTCTGGTGCAGGTGCAGGAAATGCAGCTCACACGAATGGTACTCAAAGAGCTTTCACAGAGTCTCAATTAAAATCAGCAATTAAATCAGTATGGAACTCTGGTGGAAATCCAACTATGATTATGGTTGGACCTTTCAATAAGCAAAAATTGTCAGGTTTCACTGGTAACAGTACTAGATTTGATGCAGGTGCAGACGCTACATTATATACTTCTGTAGATGTCTATGCTTCTGATTTTGGTCAATTACAAGTAGTTCCAAATAGGTTCTCTAGAGATAGAGATGCTTATATTTTAGACATGGATTACTGGGGAGTAGCTTTCTTAAGAGACTTCACTATGCATGAATTGTCAAAAACTGGTGACTCTGAAAAGAGACAGCTTTTAGTAGAAGCAACTCTTGAATCAAGAAATGAAGCAGCGTCAGGTTCAGTAATGGATCTAACTACTTCATAATAACTTTAACTGTTTAGGCGAGTAACCTTAAATCTGCTCGCCTAGCAGCATTTCAAACAATTGAAGATCTGAGATAGGTTAGGATCGGAACAATTAAAGGAATATAATGAGAACATTAAACGACTATTTTTTAACATCTAAAATTACTAACATTAGTGCTTCAGGATCAACTTTTGTACCTGTACCTGATGGAGGTAAAGTAATTAAAATTATAACTAGCATTAAAAACGCAATATCATCTGCTAACGCAGCTCTTACATGGGAAATTGGTGGAACAGCTATGACTGGCTCTGCAATTACAGTTACTCAGTCTGGATCTGCTGCTGGTGATGTAGACACATCAGAACCTACTGCAGCAAATGATGTATTAGAAGATGGAACTATCGAAATGATAAGTGATGGTGGATCTTCAACTGCTTGCGAATGTGTAGTAACATTTGTAATTAGAAGATAATTAAATTGGATTAATGTTCCTGGAACGTTCTGGGAACATATCCTAAACAAAAGGAGAATAATACATGAACTATGGATTAAGACATGGAACTGTACATAAGCTAACTTCTGGAAGTTCATCTTCTGCTAGTTCAGCTTTTTCAGCTAACATAGAATACATAAGAGTTCTAGGTACTGTTGCTTGTCATATACATATAGCAGTATCACCAACAGCAACTACAAGTACTACTTACTTACCTGCAGGCGAAGTTGAAGTTATTAAAGTTTCAGCTGGAGAAAAAATTGCAGTATTAAAAGTTACTGGTAGTGATGGACAATTATACGCTACTGAATTAACTGAATAATGGCTAGAGTAAGAGCAACCGAATGGAATGCTGATGCTACCAAGACTAAGTATATACAAGAGTCTGATGGTAAGCTAACTGTAAACAATCAGCAAAATCTCAATCCTTTAATGGAAAGAAATA